CTTCATGGCCTTCAATGAGGAGCGTGTGCTGTCTGGTGAGCTGGGATATGATAGCTGTCAGAACATCAAGCGCACAATGCGCGACAGGTTGCTAAAGGTGAAGATCGACGGCAAGCCTTTGGCGAAAGTGGATTTGGGCAAGGTATGTGTGTTGCAAAACAAAGCGCAACTTGCGCTGCAGATTACAAATGCACTGCGGGTGCGTGGCAAGTCGGCACACACGCAGAAAAGCTGGTTCACACACGCAAAGCATTTTTTCAGCTATTGCATCGAGCGCGGTTACATCAGCAGCAACCCTTTGCAGGCTGTAAAGTTTACTGTCGGCGGTGAAGCTGTTGAAGATAGCATTGCCCCTATGGTGCAGCGCGACACAGTGCGCAGAATATTAGCAGGCGTAGAAGGCGAATCACTGCGTTCACGCGCTATGGTGTGGTTGTCTGCAGAAACAGGCATACGCCAGGGCGAGCTGCGTGCGCTGCGGTTGTGCGACATTGATAGACAAGCACGCACGATTCGTGTGGAAGGTGCAATTCAGTCAGGCACGCTTGACCGTGGCAAGCCAAAAACCAAGTACGGCAGAAGAACCGTTGCCTATGGTGACGGGTTTGCCAAGCTGCTGCCTGAGTTACTGCTGTCTCTCAAATACAACGATGCAGAAGACTTGTTGTTTCAAACTCGCACTGGCAAGCCAATGTCACGCAAGACAATCCATAACCTGATGCAGCGCATCATCAAAGCTGCAGGCGTCGATCACTTTAATTGGAAAGCATTGCGCCATGCGTATGCAACAATGCAGCTTAACGGCCTGGGCAATGACAGCCATCACACCGCCAAGCTGATGGGCCACCACAACTCGAGCTTCACAGAGAGCCAGTATGGTCACACCTTCGAGGACGCAAGCAAGCAAGAAAAGGCACGCAGCGTCATCAACGGATATTTGCAGGGATAGAAAAAGGGGGCTAACCAGCCCCCTCTTTTTTTGTGTCTGATATTCGCTGAAGCTCACCCCGCGAAATCCAATATATTCGACCATCCTTTAAAGCCTTCAGCTTGCCCTGTTTGATGAATTTATACATCCGGTTTCGTGAAGTTGGGGTAAACTCACCGAACAATTCTACTGCTGCTTCTTCAATGGTAAGTAAAAGGGGCTCATTCATCGCTTAAATCCGAACCATGCGTTTAATCGCGCAAAGAGAGTCACTGGCTCGCCTGGGGCTAAGTCAGGTGTCTTTTTACCTTTTGCCTTCGTTTGACCCTTCAGCGGGGCTTGTGCGGCCTTTTTTCTGGTGTGGTTGGCTTTCATTTTGCGTGATTGCTCTCTGCGTTGAGCTGCTGTCCACTTTCTACCCATTGCTGCCACCTGGCACTATTGGCGTTGTTGGTGTTGGCATTGTCGGCGTTGTCGGCAGCGGCGGTGCTGGCGTCAAAGCAGGCGCAGTAGGCTGCTGAACGGCTGCAGCATCACGCGGTTTATTTGGAAACAAATTAAAATAACCAAGCGTGGGCCAGGCGTTGTAATCAGGCCCAGAGCGATGCTCGACTTGCAGCCGCATGGTCAGGTCATTGTCGATGATGAGCTGCGACACATGGGCAGCGAGCTTTTGCTTTTCCATGTCGTCACGATCATCTTTGCTGGGGTTTACCCAGGCACTAACTTTCAACTCCATGAGCTGCCCGTTCTGGTCGCGCATGCCTTCGAGCGAAAATTTATTATTTGAAAAAGGTGGTTTTGCCATCATTGCACTCCTAACTGTTCGCCTTTGTTCACCAATTCAGCAGCCACCGACTGCCATACATCAGGGGCATGCACGGCACACCCGTCTGAATTTAAAGTTTCTGCGTCATCCCACGCTTTTAATTCTTCTGCAGTTTGACATGCCTGTACTGCAGCTATTGCTGCTTTGCCCCAGCTCTGCCAAGCATCTAAATGCTCTTGCTGCTCGACAGCGTTCTTAACTTCTTCGACAGAAGCTATCTTGCCGCCATGCAGCCCAAGGTTTGCCAAAGCACGCCCCCAGGACGAACTCTCACAATTCTCCATCGCACTGGTTTGGTTGACCTTGCTGCTGCCGCGCACTTCTTCAGCGTGACCGACAGCCACGACAACACCTTCTTTGTTCAAGATGCTTGTTTTGATGACTACTCGCGTGCCGTCATCGACGAGCAGCTCGCTTTGCATGCTGTAATCCATCCCAAAATGCAGCCGAAACACCTCGATGCGGCTCGATACCTCTGTGTAACTGCCGCCACGCATGTCCACGCTATTTGATTCGTGCATTTTATTTACAGCAGTAAACAGCTTTTCCATGTCAGTCATGGCGCGACAACTCCATCTTGCCCAGCATTGTGACCAGATAAACCGCTGCTCTACGCCTGTGCTTTGTCAGCCTGGTTACATTTGTTTTCATAATCAAACCGCGCTTTTCCAGCGTCACGCGAGCAGGGCGGTAGGTGTTACCTTCCATGCCCAAGGCAGTTTGCCCCTCATCGTCTGTCATGCCTGCCTGGTCAGTGTTCGCTATAGCTCGCAGCACCTTCACCATTTTTGGCCCAAAAGTTTTTTGAGTTTTCGCAGCAGCTTCCGCGCTTGTCTCACTTTGTTTTTGATGCGGCACTTCTATCCCGAACAGCTCTGTCACCATCGCTTAACTCCTTCCATATTTCATTCAACAGAACGCCCCGTGCTACCGCATCATTTTTAATTTGCTCAATTTCGTGCCGTAGACGCCTGATGTCTGTTTCCATTTGTGTTTGTCTTTTGCTTAAGAAAAATGCCCACATACTTATTCGCTCCATATTTTTTTCGCTCTGTGTAGCAACTCAGGGTTCATGTCTTTCCATCCGAAGATGTGTGACCATTGCGGATCAGTTAGCCGCAGCAGCTTCTCTGTTGTGTCGGCTGCTAACATCAGGCGTTCCCTGCGCCTGCATGCCTCGATGATGCGTGTAAGCCCAAACTCTAGCTGTTCTTGTGTCGGCTCGAACACGCGATAACCCATGCGATTCGCATAAACAATTTTTGGAATAATTCCTGACAAGTGCCAGTATCCGGCTATCTGATACAGATGCGGCTCTTTTATATCACTTGGCAGGCTGTTGGCTGTTGGCTTGTCGGTGTATGCTCTGCCATCCCACTGCGTTTTTAGCTCAACCTTGCCCTCTTGATAATCTGGATAACCTTTGTATTTCAGTGCGCATTTCGGCAAACGACCAAACAGCTCAACCTCACCGACGATGCGGTTGTCTCCGATTGTCGCCTCACGCACACCGTCAACAGCGTTGCTGCACACCAGCTCAAATTCGCAGGCCGTTGGCTCTTTGACAACTTTGCCTTCCAGGCTGTAGCGCAGGGCCGTGCGGTGCGCAATGACAGCATCGTCTTGCTCTTTGTCACGCCAATACCCGCCTTGGAAGCTGTGAAGCATGTTCAAGGCTTCGCTGTAGGCATCGCCTGGTGTCATTTCATTTAGCAATATTTGGTCGGCGTAGTGCTGCGCAGCCCTGCCAGAGATCATGTTGGGATTGTCGTTTGTGATTGTTTTGCCCAGGCTGTCTTTGTAATGACCGTTTGCCCGTAGGACAGCTTGCGCATTTGCTATGTCTTTTTCACTGCGCTCGCTTTGATTTGCTAACACCTGGTATGCTGTTGCAAGCTCTGGACGCAAGACACCTTTGTTAAAAAAGGTCAGGCCATCTGGCAGGCTTGGCTGGCTGTGCCAGTAGTACGAATGTTTATTAAAATGTTTGTGTATTGACTGAAACGACATATCCACCTCTAAGGGTGGTTATCGCAATCTTAACAGTTACTGTCAATAACTAAATTTACACCAGACAGATTGTGTCAATTTGGGTCGTCTATTTCTTGCCAACCCCACAAGTCTGGCCTCGTGACGACCATAATCCGTGGGCAAGCCCATTCTAACTCAACGCCCTGCACGATGTCTGGTGAAAATACCCCTGACAGCGTAAATCTGCCATCAGGCTGCGGATACACAACCGCCATAAAAGTAGTGCCTTCGTTGGACAACAAAGATTTTTCACCATCTTTTAATTTTACTAGAGCTGGCATTGCGTGAACTGTCTGCGGGATTGTCTTTGTCTTCATCGGTGAGCAGTCAAACATCGTGTATTGATCGCCCATGAAAGCGTAGTTATCCCATTTGCTGCGCATCAGCGCATGCCCTGGCAGTGGGGCAGAGCGCGTTTGTATGTAGCGCATTGGCTCGTCTGTGCTAAAAAATTTACATGCCAGTTCGTTTCTTATTTCGCCAAGTATGGGCATGGGCTTGCGCTCGAACAAAAGCTGCTCTGGCGTGCAATTCAAAATAACTGCGTACTCTATAGCATCTTGCACACTAAACTGACTTCTGCCAGAAATGTGCCTCGATATGCTCTCAGGCACGCAACCCTTTTCCTTTGCGACTTCTATCTGTGTCTTGCCAGATAACCTGATGTAATGTTTTAAGTTATTAGCCATAGGGCCAGATAATAATGTAACCATGTAACCTTGTCCATTGTCAGAAACTGTCAATAATATTAACAACAGATATCACTATTGACTGTTACTGTCAATTATTCTAATTATTCTGTTATGACATTAGAGGAATATAGACAGGCACAAGGGCTCACATACAAGCGTTTAGCAGAGCTTATTGGGGCAAAACATCCAACGATGGCAAGGCGTTATTGCCTTCCGCACGGTCACAAAGACCGCATGATTCCCCAAATTGAGTATATGGAACGCATTATGACCCTGACAAACGGTCAGGTGCAGCCAAACGATTTTTATGTGAGGCGTACAGCATGAAAGAAGACGAGCTGCATGAGCATATTGTTCAGTGGCTCGAACATGCGCTGCCTATGGGTTCAGTGGTGCATCACAGCCCAAACGAGGGCAGGCGGCATGTTGCCTACAAAATCAGATTAAAAAAATTGGGTACTGTGTCGGGTTGGCCTGACCTCGAGCTGTTTGTGCCAGATACAGGTTGGCATGACTTGGCTGCGAAAGGCCCGATCATGATTGAGGTAAAGCGGCCCACTGGCGGCAGTGTGTCAGCAAAACAAAAAGATGTGCATGAAAGGCTGCGCTGCACAGGTGTTTATTGCTTTGTTGCCAAGCGGCTGCACCATGTCGAGCGATATCTGCAGCCCCTGTTGAAGCTACGCAGCAATGCTGCGGCAAGTGCTGTGAAAACGCTGTGCGAGGCAAAAGGTGGTTGAGGTTATCAGGGTCATGCGTCGGCCTGGCATTTGGGAATACTTCGCGGAGTGTTGGCTGTGCGAAGGTACGGGCAATGTGTCAGGCGAAAGGTTTGTCATCGATTACGACAACGGCGGCTACCTGGTCGAAGCTGATGCAGATTGCCCTGACTGCAGCGGTGATGGCTATCGTGATTTGACAGACGAGGAATACGAAGCTGCTGTGTTTGATGGAAGGATTCCAGGCTGTGCAAACTGACAAGCGGCAAAAAGACGATTGGTATCCAACACCAGAAGAGGCTAGCCACGCGCTGTTGTCTGTCGAGGCTTTCAGCCCAACCATTTGGGAGCCAGCCTGCGGTGACGGCTCACTGAGCTGGGTGCTGCGCGATGCTGGCTACAAAACAATCGACACAGATTTAAATGATTACGGCTTTGGGCAGGGCGGCATCGATTTCTTGATGGAGCAAAAGGCTGCTGCACCCAACATTGTTACAAACCCGCCATACAAACTTGCCAACCAATTCATTTTGCACGCGATTAATTTAGGCATCGACAAGCATGCCTGGCTGTTGCGGTTGGCGTTCCTCGAGGGGCAAGAGCGTTACGACAGTATTTTTAGGCTGCATCCACCATCAGATGTGTATGTGTTCAGCAAACGGCTGACGATTTGGCGGGGGGATGAGGACGACGCCTGG